AGACTCTTGGTTTAATTCTACTGCACCATCAAGTTCTGTCGTTCATGCAAATGATGGAGATAGTCCAACGAATAGAAATGGTGGAACTTATGTAATGTATTTATGGAGAAGTGTAAAAGGCTTTAGTAAGTTCGGCTCATATGTAGGAAATGGTAGTACAGATGGAGCATTTGTTTATACAGGATTTAAACCAGCTTGGGTCATGATTAAAAATTTAGGTTCAGGACATGACTGGTGGGTTTTAGATAATAAAAGAGATATAGACAATCCTACTAACGCAAGAATAGTAGCAAATGAATCTAATGCAGAAGATTCTGCTGCTAATTCAAATGATTTTTTATCTAATGGTTTTAAATGTAGAGCAAGTAATACTGCTGATGTTAATGGAAGTGGAGACACTATGATCTACATGGCCTTCGCAGAATCCCCCTTCGTAAACTCTAATGGTGTCCCAACAAATGCAAGATAAAATTAATTAAGGAGAAATATGCCCTATATAGGAAAACAACCAACAGTCGGAAACTTTCAAGTTTGTGATGCTATATCCGTAGTAAACGGACAAGCAGCATATACTATGCAAGTTGGCGGCTCAAACGTAGAGCCAGAAAATGCTAATCATATGCTGGTTAGTTTAAATGGTGTATTACAAAAACCAGGTAGTTCTTTTACTATCTCTGGTTCAACAATAACTTTTGCTAGTAATTTAGCTACAGGTGATGTTATAGACTTTATCACTTTATTGGGAGATACTTTAAACACAGGGGCTCCTTCGGATGACACTGTGACCGCTGCTAAATTAAACAATGATGTTATATCAGGGCAAACAGCTTTAACTAGTAGTCCAGATGATACTGATGAACTACTGATATCTGATGCTGGCACTCTTAAAAGAATAGATGTATCTTTGGTAGGTGGTAAGAATACTCCAGCTTTTTCTGTAACACAAGGTTCTGGGCAAGATTTAAGTAATGCAACTGCAACTAAACTTGCTTTTAACACCGAAGTTTTTGATACAGATAGTGCCTTTGACCATTCATCAAATTATAGATTTACAGTGCCTAGTGGAGAGGGTGGAAAATATTTTTTTTATGCACAAGCAACTTTACAAGCTACACAAGATGCTGACGCAAACTCAATATTTTTTTATAAAAATGGCTCATCTTTTCAATCAACCATGAACACAAATCAATATTATGACACATCAGAAATAAGCATTGTTATGGACTTATCTGCAGGAGATTACATTGAAGTTTATTTTGAACATAATAGAGGAACAACTGATGATGTTGCAGGTGGTAGATGGTACGGATTTAAATTAATAACATAGGAAAATTATGGCATCACTTTTTACAAAAACAAAACTTTATATAGAGGCTAATTCTGATACATGGGATAGTAATAAAGTATCCCTACAAAATGACGGGTCAGGAGATTATATTAAAACTTGGGCTTATAGTTTTGATAAACCCACAGATTCTCAACTAGCATCATATGAAACTGCAGGGAACACTGAAGAATCTAATAATATAGTCAGAGCTACAAGAAAAGCTGCCTATGGAGATATAGGGGATCAGCTAGATGAGATCTATAAAGATATAGACGCATGGAAAGCAAGAATTAAAAAGATTAAAGACGATAACCCTAAAGGATAATAGATGTCAATCAATGTATGCAATGACAGATCCATGGCATCCATTACCAGTCTCCCTTCAGGGGTCTCTGGTAGTAGCTTAGTATTATTAGAAACACAAACAGCTAGCTCTAGTGCTACTATAAGTTTTACTAGTAATATAGATTCTACTTATAAAGAGTATCAAGTCCATTTTATAAACTGTCACCCAGCAACAAATGATACTAATTTACAATTTAATGCAAGTGTAGATAGTGGTTCAAATTATAATGTGACTAAAACAACTACTTTTTTTGTTGCAAGACATAGAGAAGCAGACAATGCAACTAATCTTGAATATGTTACAAATAGAGATTTAGCACAATCAACTGATTTTCAAAAATTAAATTATGACACTGGAAATCAAAATGACGAAGATGTTTGTGGAATTTTACATTTATTTGACCCATCGTCTACAACTTTTGTAAAACATTTTATATCTAGGGCTATTGGAAATGGTCAAGCAGAAGATTGCCAAGATAGCTATGTTGCAGGATATTTTAACACAACATCAGCCATAGATGCTATTCAATTTAAATTTGGAAGTGGAAATATAGATTCAGGAACATTTAAATTATATGGAGTTTCGTAATGTCAATTGTAACTTATAACAATAGAAGCATTAGAAATATCTCAGCTATACCTGGGGCAGCTAAAGCATTAACACATATTAAAACTTTAACTGCAAGTAGTAGTTCTACATTATCTTTTGTAGATGGTAGTAGTGATGTAGTGTTAGATTCTACTTATCCTATTTATTTATTTAAGTTTATTAACATACACCCATCTGCATCTCAAGGAGAATTTCAAGTAAATTTTAGAGATGGAGGAAGTGATTATGATGCTACAAAAACAACCACTTTTTTTCATGTGTATGCTGATGAAGCAGATACCACAGCAGACGCTACTGTATCATACACTACTGGTAAAGATATAGCACAAGGAACTGGTTTTCAAATAATAGCAGATGATATGTCTAATGATAATGATGGATGTGGATGTGGAACTTTGCATTTATTTAATCCATCCTCTACAACATTTGTAAAACATTTTATATCAAGAACTACTAGTATGCATGGTCAACCAGCATCATTTAGTACATTTGTGGCTGGTTATTGTAATACAACAACCGCTATTGATGGTGTCCAATTTAAATTTTCTAGTGGTAACATAGATGCTGGCACTATAAAACTCTATGGAATAAAGGATTCATAATGAGCATAGTTACACTTAATGATAGAGCAGTTAGATCGGTATCGTCCTTTGGGTCTTTGAATACTGGATCTATGGTGTTTATTAAAAAGTTAACTGCTAGTTCTAGTAGTGATTTGACTTTTATCAATGGTTCTAGTGATGTAGTTTTTGACTCTACATACAAAGAATATGTGTTTACTTTTAAAGATATACATGCACCAGGAGGTAGCGAGGATTTTACTTTTCAAGTTGATACAGGAACAAATACAAATTTTAATCAAACTATTACAAGTAGTGTATTCAGAGCATATCATAATGAAGCTGGAAATGACGCTGCATTAGGATATATGGCTGGAATAGATCAAGCACAAGGAACTAGTTTTCAAACACTTGTTGATGATACTGGCCATGATAACGACAATTGCACAGTTGGTTATTTGCGTATATTTGAACCTGCATCAACTACATTTGTTAAACATTTTTTAGCAACCACAAATAATGTTATTGACACCTATTCACAAAATTTTAACGTAGCTGGTTACTTTAATACGACTACAGCTTTAACAAGAGTAAGATTTAAAATGACTAGTGGCAACATAGACGCTGGAGATATTTGCCTATACGGAATTAATTAAGGAGAAAAACACAATGCCAAGATATCATAATATAAACGGTAATAGAGTACAGTTTACAGCTGAAGAAGAAGCAGCTAGAGATGCTGAAGAACAAGCATGGGCAGACGCAGCTCCTGCTAGAGCTTTAGCTAATCTTAGAGCTAAAAGAAATAGACTTCTTGCTGAGACTGATTACTTGGCTTTATCTGATAATACTTTATCAGACGACATGAAGACATACAGACAAGAATTAAGAGATTTACCTGCAGGTAAAGATACTGTAGAGAAATGTGAAAACGCTACGTGGCCAACTAAACCATAATGGCTAAAAAGTTTAAGGCATACGTTGAAAGACCAAAGCCTAAAAAACGACCACGGGTACACAAAAAATCAAAAAACAAAGACGAAAAAAGAATGTATAAAAAATATAATAGACAGGGGAGATAATGTCAGTTACTTTAACACCACAAAATGCAGCACAGTATGGCTTTACACCACCTAGTGGTCCAGCATCTCAAGCATTAACTTATTTTACACAATCAGGACAGCCTACAACTCAATCTAACGCTTATTTTACAGCACCATCAGGTGGATATTCTTTTACAGGTACTTCTTCATCAACACCTACAGATGCACCTAATACAACGGTGTTACCTGAAGGTGCACTACAACCAACAACAATAGAACAAGCTAGTGGTCGTAAAGTTATATCTGTAATTGATACTTTATTAAATACACCTAACTTACCAACTGGTGCTATGGTAACACCTCAGTTGCAACAAGTACAAACTGGTGAAGCTATGGCAACTCCTGGGGTACAAGGTACAGTAGCAGCAGCTACACCTACACCTGGAACTGTGCCAACAGTAACAGC